TTTTAGTCTTCATCGCCAGCAGCTGGCGCTCGTTATCCTTGCTTGCTTTATCCAGCGTGGCGTTAAAAAACTTTCCGGGAACATATACGGCTTTGGTAATTTTTCCTTCAGCCGGCGCCCGGTTGACGTGAACGTTAAAGACGCTCATAAACACGCTGACGCGGGTAAACTTCTGGTCACCGAGACCAAGTTCTTCCGGAGCCTTGACCTTGGTAATCATCTGCACAATACCGTCCGCGGGAGAAACAACGACATCGCTGATTTCCGGCGTAACGCGTTCGGGGTCGCGGAAGAAATAAAAGCACCAGATTGTTAAAGCAATACCTATCCAGCCTAAGGGTTCCCACATCATTGCCAACAATGCGGTAACGGCAGCAAAAATGCCTACAAACTTCCATCCCTCGTTGTGGATATTGGGAAGAATGTATCTACGCCATGAGATATCTATGGTTTTCATGTATTATAGTCCTTTAAAGGGCCTGCCGATATGCAGCGGTGCCGTGACGCTGTCAACTGCCGCAGCGCCGAATACCGACAGGCAATTAATATTTAAATGTAATTTTTCCAATTACAACAGTCAGGTAAGCATATTTTTTGCAAACAGGCAAGTTTTATCTATCGGACTTCCCCAACAGAAAGGCGGCTGAAAAAAATCGAAATTAGATATTGCAATTATGCAAAATTATTAGTATAAACTTTGCAGATGATGCGCTTGTGGCGGAACAGGTAGACGCTGCAGACTTAAAATCTGTTGACCGCAAGGTCGTGCCGGTTCAAGTCCGGCCTGGCGCACCAATAAGAAAACCGCCATTTTCGGCGGGTTTTTTTTTTCTAAAATATTATTTTCATTCTGACTTTTAAACGCAAATTCTCGCATATAAATATCAAGCACTTAGCATATGCAGTCAGAATGAAAATTTAATAATTCTGCCTATATTCAATCAGACAAAGTCCGAGTTCTTCTGTCGTTGCCGTCGGCTTATTCATAATATCATCGTAGCAGGTTATGACTTTTTTGCTTTCATTTTCTGGCCTTCTGCATGAGCAGCTTAAAATCATCAGGCACAGGCAAATCAGCCCAATGGCGATAATCAGCTTTTTTATTAGTGTAACTTTCTTTTTTGAGTTCAGATAACCTCTTTGCATTTTCGTTTTCCTCGTTCCGTTTTTCGATTAATGCCTCGTGCGCTTCCTTTTCCGCTTCATAGACAGCCTCAAAAGATGCGCTTTTATTATAAAAATGCTTTGCCGCCGCAATCGCCAGCAACAAAGCAAAAATCAAAATTGCTATAAATTTCTTCATTTCTTCCGCTCCGCCAAACCGGCGCCCAGCAATGACAGGCCGCTGCCGCCCAAGAAACACACCGTTTCAAACGGATAATACAGAAAAGCCGCCGTAATGCAGCTGATACAAAAAATGCCGCCGAATACCCGCTTCGCCGACATCTGTCCGTTCCGTCCCTGAAAAATCTCTAAGAATCGATTTTTAGCCATTTACATACCTTTTATACGCCGCCATAAACTTTTCCGGCGTCCCTTTCCCTTTGCTGGTGTTATAATATTTTTTCCAATAATCGGCCATTCCGGCCAAGTCCGTCGGAATCGCTTCCGGCGCCCGGTAATAAATCAGGCGGCAGACGGCAGCCTGAAACATCAGATTGCAGGTTAAATTTTCCTCGGCAGACATTCCTTCGCAATAAAGCGCCATCAATTTGGCTTTAAGCTCCGGCCTGTATTCCAGAAAATTGCACTGCAAATCATGATATGTTGCCGGTTCTATCTGAAAGATACCTAATGCCGGGCCTTTTCCCATCTGTTTAATATATTCGCCGCATTGGCTTTCAACGCAAGCCGTTCCTAACACCAACGCCACTGCTTCCGGAGAAAATAAGTCAATCTTCGCCAAAGCCGGAACGATTACCAGCTCTCTTAACTGTGTTGCTTTCATTATGTCCCTCTATCAGAGTATCAATTCGTGCCGTATTTTCATTAATACGATGATGCGCAGATTTGCAGGACTGCTCCACGATTGCCATCCGTTCGATTAATGAATTGTGTTTATCTTGTTTTTTTTCCAGATTTGTCAGCTTTTCCTCAAAAAACCGCTGATTACAGCGAACCGTAACGATAACGGCGGTAATTGACACGGCCTGAATGACTATCTGAAAAACGATATCATAACTTAATCCGTCCATGATAATATCCTTAATTATGGCTTGCGCCGCAGATATTGAAGCTTTCCGTAACCGTTAACAGCACCGGAACCGTACCCGTTCCATACCGAGGCGCCATATCCGCCACCGCCGCCGTTACCATTTGCTTCCCAGTCATCAAAGAAAGTGTTAAAGATGCTGGAGCGGTTGACCGTAATCGTGCCGACGCTGCCGCGCGGGTCTGCTGACCAGTTGTCTTTACTCGAGGTTGCGACCACCAAATCATACCATACGGACTTATCGCCCCAAACGGCCACTTGCAGCTTGCTGTCTTCACGTTGGCCGCCGACGGTTAAACGTAAATGGCATTTTTGCTTAAAATATAATTTGCCGATGAATCCGGCGCCGCTGCCGGCCGCATTACAGCCGATATAGCACCACTTATAAGAATTGCCGCCGCTGACGAGCCACAATGCCAAAACACCTTTTTTCGGCATATCGACTTCAACCATCTGCGATGCCGCCGGGTTGTCTATTTCACAAATAATCTGATTTTTATCGTAAGCGTCTTTATTTCCGCCGCCTAATGGATGATTTTCTGTCCGATTTCCCATTTTACCTCCTTTTTTACAGACCTTCATAACGAATTAATAATTCACCATCGCCGCCGATACCGCCTTTACCACCAATTCCTGATGTTCCACCGCCACCGGCACCCCGAGTTGTTGCGTTACCGCCACCAGCTTTACCACCTCCATCATTAGTCAAAACGCTGTTTCCACCAATTTGTTTTGTGCCTGACTTACCATTTGATTTCACACTATAAGACTTTATGTAAAAAATTTTGTTGAGATTGCTGGCGTCAATTGTAATTGTACCTCCCAAACCACCAATATCAGGAACGCCCCCTTGATTAGTAAAACCGGCCTTACCACCATCAAGATTTATAATATTTGAAATAAATGTTGCTGTTCCATCCGTTGCTGAAATCCCTGCTTTACCCGCAGTTACAGTTACCACCACTTTTTTCAATATCTTGATATATCCTTCAAATCCGGCACCACTTCCCGCGCCAGTACCATTTCCATACGGATAAGCATAATTACCACCACCAGCGCCGGCACCCTGCCCTCGGATATAATAGATGCCCGGATAAAGCGTAATTGTTGCTGACTGTCCGTTGCTCAGGTTGCAGAGGACAGTTCCCTTTTTATATTTTCCTTTGCGCGTTCCGAGCGGTTTTATTGCTGTTCTAATTCCCATCGCCAGCCTCCCGAATCCGACTGACGCGGCTGTTTAAATGTTTATTTAAGAGGACTCGGCAACGCTCCCCCCCTAGATTTCCGCCATTTTTAAGCATTTCAACCTCCGTTTTACTTCCACTTTTTGAATAATTGATAAGCTTCAACGCATATATATACGATGCCCGCCTTGACCGCTCCCAACCCGTTCTCATGCCACAATTTAACCAAGACTCCGGTTGCATAGCTGCGCCGGTAGTCCTGTTTGTGCTTGCACATCCAGTCGTGAAAGCAACTTGCTCTGATGCCTTTGCGCAAATCTTTATTGCTGAATATGACGGTAAACGGCGCCTTTACGGTAACACCGTCAAAGATGAACCCTTTGGGAACCTCGATTTTGTCATATTTAAGAGCTTTCAAAGTGACATATTTGTCCTGCCAAACCGCGAAGTCGAGCGAATCCAGAAAAGGATAACTGATTACTGTTCCCATGACACAGCCTCCAGCTCCGTTTCATCGTCGGCCGCCAGTATGGCTTTTTCAAGTTCATAATAGCGGAACTCCAGCGCCTTGATTTTATTGCTGATAGCTGCCGCCACCGGCTTGAACTCTTCCAGCGTGAAGCTGTGAACCGTTCCGTCGGCTTCGCAATATTGAATATCGCCGCCAAGCGTCTGAGCCAGAACCACAACCGAGGTCAGATTCTGTTTGGCGTTTTCGTGAACGGAAAAATGCATTCCGCCATATTCTGCCGTTTCTGTTGTCCGCCTGCGATAAAACTCCTGCTGAACATCCATCAGTTTATTCTGCCGCAGGGTTTCAAAATCGACAGGTTGAACAACTTTTTCCCAAAACATAACAATTTTATCATCAGTAAGCTGATACTTTTGCAGATAATCGCTGCCCGGCTGCGGCGTTTCGTCAACCGGCAGGTAACCATCGGCCAGCAGCATTTCGCTGTTCAAGTCGCTGTCGTAGTTAAAAAAGACTCCGTCTTTGACATTCGGAGCCGGTTCAATCGTGTTTTCGTCAATAAACTTTGCAAACATCGTCTTTTTCCCTATAAAGTGAACATGCCTTCGTATGAACCGCGCCAGGTAACGCCGCCGTCGGTCGTCGTCAATGCGATCCAATATTCGCCGGGTTCAGAAAAGTCCGGGACATCGTCATTCATCCACTTTCCCGGATTCCCCAAAATCGCCGCCAAGCTGACCGGAAGAACGGAACTCATCCGCAGAATCAGGTCAATTGTCATGTCCATGTCTTTTTGCTTGGCTCCGGACAGATCAATCGTGTAGCTGTCGCCCGAGACAACTTCGCGGAAATAGCGGACCTTTCTCTCATTTACCGGAATGACAGTACTTGTTAAAACAACTCGCCCCTGATAAATGGACTGCGCCGCAACATCGGTTCGGTTGTATATTTTTTCGGCCTCTTCTTTCCAATACTTTGCCGAGCCTGACGGCATTTCTTCAAGGCTGCCCTGCGCATATTTCCGCGCCAGCTCGGCGCTAGCGTCAACTGCGGCCTGCTTCAAAGCAGCATTGTCGTCAAAATCTCCGGTTTTTTCGGCCGCATGCGCGTCAAAACCGTTGACGGTATCCGCGGCTGATTTTGCCGAAGCTGCTGCCGCCGCGGCCGAGGCAGCGGCCGCATCCTTTTGCTTTTCAGCCTCGTCCAGTGTTTCCTCGCTGGTTTTGACGGCTGCTTCCTGCAACTCACGGGCATTAGTCAGCATTTTGTTGACTTCGTTCAGATACTCTTTCGGGTCGGCCTCTGACCCCATACTGGTGGAAACCGCCCGGGAAAGCTTTTCGTCCTGTTCCTGATTTTCCATTGTCAGGCGTTCAATTTCCTTGCTAATAGTTTCTGCGTCAAAGGTTGTCGTATTCTGCGGATTATAATCCGTTGTCCGCGGCGTTTCGCGATAAATAACCAGTTTACAGCCCTCAGCCAGCGCATCCCCGGTCAGCGGATAAGTCACTTCGCCACCTGTTTCCGTCAGCTTAACTTCATATTCAGTTGCCAAAAGGTCGGTTTCTTCGCCGCTTGGCAAAACATACAGACATTTGACATCGGCCTTGTCCATTACCGGAAAAGTGAACGGAAAGACCTTATTGACCCCGTCAGCCAGCAAGGTATCCTTAACATGCGTTACATTGATTCCCATACGCTATTCTCCCAATAAAAATTAATCCAAATCCCTGAGTGCATAAGGCGACCACCCCAGCCATAGCAGCACTTCTTTGCCATATTCTCCGTCGTCTGCGTAATCTCCAAAATTTTTAATCACATCCAGCGGATATTTGACCGGGATTCCGCTTAACTCGCCAACCGGCTTGGCAAAAGCCTTAACAACGTCAAAATAGTCTTCTGCCGTAATGCCTTCTTCGGCAAATTTAACGAACTGTTTTTTTAGTTCCTCAACACTTCCCCAAAAAGGCACAACATCCTTAACTTTCACATCGGACGTGAAAGTGTTGCCGTCACCCAAAGTCACGTCGTAAAGTTTGCTTAATACGGTATTCAGGGCAAATACACCGTTCAAAGATCCTAATAAGGCGGCTTTAAGCTGCGCCTTATCGTCCCAGCGGAAACCATCGGCCGCCCATTGAAACAAACACGGCAACAAAACATGATAAATAAACAGCGTTTTAACGGCCTTATCTTTATTCATACGTCCGGTTAACAATCCTCTCACGGCATTAATTTCTTTGCGCAGATACTGGTTTTGCGAGCTTTGAAACATGGTAAAGGCGCGCAAAAACGGATTGCTTTGCCAATAAGACTGCTGACTTAAACGCCCGGACTGCTGAGTTTCATCGGTTATTCGTTCAAAAGCCTCCAGCGCTTTCGCTTTGGCTTTTGCTTCGTCCATACCGGCGGCAAGGTTCTTTTTCAACTCCGACTTATACAAAGCCCAACCGCCCAGATAAATGGCGCCGCGATCACCGAGACGGATATTCAGCATCATCAATTCGCGCAATCCGATTTTATTGCCGCCCTTTTTCAGTAATTCACTCTTAGAAAGTTCTTCAAAATCTTTGATAATGTTCACATCGCGCGATTTCATCAGGGTCGTCTGGCTCAAAATTTTCATAGCCTGTTTCGGATGTCTGGCAAAATCGGCCATACCAGCCATAAAATCGGCTAGACTCATATGTTCCCAATAAGCCGGAAACGAGGTCAGCTGTTTAATCGCCAACGCCGGTTTAAGGCTTAGTACCGAAACGGCATAATTAGAACGAACCTTATTAAACAGATCTCCCAGCCCCATCATGCTGAAAACCTTGTCATTGCTGGCTATGCGTGAAATTTCATAGCTGATACGCCTGTTTGCCTTCTCGCCAAACAAATTGCGGATGATATTTTTAACCTGCACATCACCAAGAACGGCATTTATATCCAGCAGCTTGTCAGAAAAGGCAATATAATGGTTTGAGTTGACAATATACTCGTTGAGCGTCTTAAATGCCCCTTTGATTTTAATTGCCCCCGCCTTTGCCGTTCTTTCCTTTATACCGGAAAAACCTGCATAGCTTCTTAAATCCCCGGTTTCAACATTAATACCGCCCCTGTCCATTGACCGCGGCGAATAAAAAGGCCTCTTGCCGAGGCTGGTGCCGAATTTATCTTCATAAAAGCGGTTAATTTTATTGTAGTTCTCGTCATAAAACGTAAACAAGGCATCTGCTACCGCCACATCTTCATCGGTTAAAAGTTCATTAACCTTTTCCAGAAACTCATCATTGAATTGCAGAACTTCATCATTCTTCATCAAATCGCGCGTTTCCCTGTCTTTCGCTTTCATATAAATGTCAATCAGCTGGTCTTTGCTGAACTTTTTCCGATTTTTGCCCCATTCAATGATAAATTCTTCCGAAAGTTTGGTATTCATATAGCGGCTTAAAGATATTGCAGAATTTGACGTTCCTTTTAACGCCGCTTCCAAATGGCGCGATGCTTTTTCACCGTCTTCGGCAATTCCGGTTTGTTCCTGCTGCTCATTTTCAAAAACGTCAAGATTTCGACTAAGACGGCTTAACCCGGTTTGGCTCTGTCTGTCATTGGACGACAAGATATCCAAAATGCCGTTCCATGACATTTGGCTGATGCCCAAACGATTAAAAGCCTGTCTGAACAGGCTTCTTTCTTTTCTCCAGTCTATGCGGCCGTCGCCGGTAAGAACATCCACCGCCTCGCCGATTAAACGCTCTTTTCTTTTGCGCTTGGCTTCTCCGGTAATCGCTGTTGTCAACCGCCCGGCATTGTAGCTGTCCGACAGGGCGTTATAAACTTCTATCAGCAATCTGGCTTCAGCCTTGCCGGCAGCAACGGAAAGGATTTTGTTGTCAAACACCAGTTTATCAATGTTTCCCGTTTCCTCGCCGCGAATCATCGCATTAATCAATTTGACGTTTTCGGCAATTTTCAATTTGGCTTCGTTTTTATCCAGCGCCATCAGCTCGCGAATATGTTCAAACTGCTTGTTCATCTGCAAATTCGGGAAACGTCCGACCAATTTGCCGTTAACCTTTTTCGGCTCGCTCCATTTTAAAATGCGGTTGATTTTATCAACCACATCTTTTTTATTAAAATTACCGCGGCTCAATAATTCCTTATATTTTACTTTGTCAAAAGGATTCAGGCGTTCCCGGTGGGTGGTATTACTGTTTTCAAACCTTTTAAGCTCCTGATTAATCTCTTTCCGCTGCAGTTCTCCGGTTTTAAGACGTTCAATCAAGTCGTCCATATCGGCTCGGCTCATTTTGCCGTCACCAAGCAGTTGCAACGCTTTATTGACAACGTTCGGAGAAATATTGCCGCTGTCCAGACTTTCCAGCATTTTGGCACCGCTGACCTGCATGGCAAAATCAAGCGACCGGCCGCCCAGCATATCGTCAAAGGTTTTGCGTATTTCGTCATTCAATTCCACATCAAGACTTCTGACTGTCTTGTAAATTCCGCGCAGCCAACGCTTAAAGCGGGCAAAAACCTTGCTTAACAGTTGGTTAGGGCTGCGCCCGTCCATCAAATAGGCTTCAAAAGAACGGGCAAAATATTCATGCTGTTCAATGCTAAGGTTGCCGTCTTCCGCTCCGACATATTTATAAATGGCTTCCAACTGTGCTTTGGTCGTTTCATTGTCGGCAAATTTACGCATATCGTCTAAAAAGAAATGCGCCAGCTCGTGAACTACAGTTGACGCATCGGCTGTTTCAAACAGATAAATGATGCTGTTCTGATAAGCGCCCTTTGCCGTTTTTGTACCTTGATACAAAGGTTCATTGACATTTTTCTCTAAAACTGCTATAATATCAGCCATACTCCGACCAGAGAGCAGTCCCTTTTGGGTAGTGGGTGCCTTTCGCATCGCTCTGGCGGAGTTTACTTTTATCCAGCCGTCAAGTTTTGCATCCGTTTCTTTAAATGCTGTTGTGATAATATTTCGTCCTTTTTTCATGTGTTCAAAAACAACACCATATTTTCCACTCGGCGTTGAGATCTTCATCAATACAGCCTGTCCGTCAAATCTTTTCTTTGGAGAAATTGCGGCACCTTCAATATTATCTATATTATCGGCAACTTCCGCCCATTCTGCTGCGGTCAAAGCATGTTTTTTATCATGTAAAATTGTATCCCGCGGAATATCGAAATTTATTCCGCTGGGGGAAACATTGGCAAAATATCTGGCGCTTGTATCTTCAGAATTATTAATGACATCATTAACAAAACTTTCCAAACTATTAAGTTTGCTGCGATACATTGCCTGCTCCAGCACATTTTCATTCAAATTACCGGCTTTTTCCTGCTGAAAGCGCAGATTCCAACGCTCCAGAACTTCGTTGACCGTTTTCTTCTCGGCTCTGGCCAAAGCCACCGCCCGGGCTGATAAAATACGCGCTTCGGCATCGGCATTCACATCAAGGCGACCGGCCGCTTCCAACCCCTCGCGAAAAAGGCTGTATGCTTCATTAAACTGGTTGCGCGCATCAATAAATCCAAGCGAGACCTTAAGCGTTTTGTCAATTTCCTCATCGCTCATCTGATAATGTTCTTTTAAGATTTTGCGGGTTTGCTCCGTCAGGCTGGCAACATCTATCCCTTCGGCATTAACATCCGGGTCAAGTTCTTTTTGCAATACGGCGCTCATTTCCTCAGCATAAGCACCTGTTTCCTGATACAGAACTTCCTGCACGGCATCAGCCATCTGCTGGCTTTCCTGCTTCGTCAGTTCCGGCGTTTCTGTTTCAAGAATGTTTTTAATTTTACGGTTAATTTCCCGGCTCCGTCTGTTATATATACTGCTGCCGACAACAGCGGTACCGGCGCCGGGCAGACCGCCAACCACGAATGAAAACAAGCTCTCCCGCAGAATTTCATCATCAGAATAGTCAGATACGGCTGTTGCGTTTTCAAAATTCATGCCGAGATAACTTTGCGCCGCTTCTTCGCCGCCTTCTGCAGCGAATCCTTTCAGAGCTTGCGCAAAAACGCTGTTGGTATGCCGGCTGCCTATTTTTCTGATTGCAGCTTTGCCAACGGTGCTTTGCGCTGCTTTTACCGCGGCAGAACTCAAAACCCGATTTCCCAGTTCCTGTATCGGTTTTATTTTGGCAACGCCCAGCAGCAGACGCTCGCCGGCCAGTTCGATGCCGCCTTCAATAGTGCCGGCAACAGTTGCGTTAAAATCAGCCTCATCAACATCCATTCCCGCTTCTAAGGCTTTGTCAAAATATTCCGTATAACGAATTCTTCCGTACAAACCGCTGATTATCCCGGCGGCAACAGTCGGATTCTTCGTCACCATGGTTGCGGCCACAGCTTCGCCGACAGAAGCTCCGGCACCGCCCACGGCCTCCCAGAAACGGTCTATACTGTCCATTTCTTTTTCCGGGCGCAAAATGTCTTTGCCTTTGTTCCAAAAAGCCGCATTTTTATCCCGCAATCTTGCAAGCCAATCGTTAGCTGCTTTAACTTTTTCGGCAATTTCCTGCTTGCGTTCGTCACTTAAATTCTCGCCCCAGCGCACAAAATTGCCTTGATTAACTTCTTCCAGCATTTCGGCTTTTTCCGGTGCGTGATAGGCTGCATGTAAAAAGGTGTCGGCAACTTGTCCCAAATGGCTGACAATCCCGCGTTCCGCACTTTGGATAGACTCTTCTATTCCTTTTCCCAAATTCTGCGTACCATTCCAAACATCGGCAGAAACGGCTTTGATTTTGCCGAAGAAATCGGCTTTATCTGCTCCTTTAGTCTGGGTTTCAATCGCAAAACGGGTGTCTCTTTCATCAAAGCTGACTGGCACAGCATAGACTTCGCCGCTGTCATCGTCCAAAACCGTCTGGGACGGAACATTAACATCTTCAAATTCCCAGCGCTGCGCCGGGGAATTGTCCTGCTGCGGCTGGTTAACATTCAAATCCTCAAATTCCCAAGCCATTAATTTTTTCCTCCATAGCTTTGATAAACTTCCCTGCTGACCTCTTTTATAGTTCCGTCAGCCATTACCAGCCCATACTTACCGCTGGCCTTGTCATAAGCAACCTTAACAACCCGACTTTCGGACAATGGTTTTCCAACCTTTTTTTCCTCCGGCCGATTTGAAATCTGAACCATACCGTCACGGTTGTTCAAAATGTAGGTGGGATTAACGCTCATATTGCGTAAAGATTGATAACGGCGGACGGCAAAATCCTGCATGACGCGTTCCTGTACATGCCGATATACGGCCCGGCGCTTATTTTCCGACAGGTTCAAAACATCTTTGACCGACATCATTCCCGGCGTTTCATTGACAACATCCTGTAAATATTCATAATAAAGCTGGTAAGCTTCGGCCTTGACCCGATCATTGGCCGCATTTAATACCTTCTGTCGTTCTTTGCTCTCTTTCTTGATTATCTTATCGTCGGTTAAATAATTTTCTTCCAGCCAGTCATTCAGCCCGCTGACACCCAAATCAGCTTCAAACCAAGCATTGTCGCTGTAAACCTCAATCTTTTCTTTCCACTTTTCCATCAACGGACCGGCAATATTATTCAGAAGTGCGGTTCCCTCGCTGTTGGACAAGGCTTTTTTATCCAGTCCTTCAAAAATCAGATTCTGCATTTCCTGAAAATCTTCAATTTTTGCATTGGCATTGGATGTGACGGTGCCGATAGTTTCATATATTTTCTGTTTCAGGTTCAGTTTTTCCGAATCGTCCAGCTTGGTTAATCCCGTCTTATAGCCGTTCATCTTATAAATCAGGTTCTTGAAGCTGACACCGGCATTGGCAGGCATTGCCGCTTCAATATCTGCAACAGACATCTGCCCGCTTTGGGCTTTGGCATACAATTCCTGACAACTTTTAGAATCGCCGTAAATGCACATCATCGCCGTTTTTTTCAATTCTTTTTTAACGTTTTCGGCCTGAAACTGTTGGCGCTGTTCTATCAGATGTTCAATCGCCTGATGTTCGCTGCCGGCAATTTGCGCTTTATGCTGTTGATAATAAGCGGCCGCCGCATTGGCATCATCGTCAGCCCGGCGTAAGGTCTGCGTTTTATAAAAATCGCTTTTATAGGCCTTTTCTTTGGCCGACAGCAAATCCGGCTGGTCGGCATAGTTGACGCGCAAGGCGGCAAGCCCGGAGTTGTAGGCCTGCGCTACAAGTCTGTCATCCTTATAATTTGCCAGAGCATCGTCCAGCGCCGACTTCAAACGGTTGGCAGTGTTTTCTTCATAATAGCGCTCTTTTTCCTGCGCTTCGAATCGAGTCAACGTATCGAGCGTAGCTCCGTTGCGGCGGCGGTAGATTTCATCCAAAATTTCCTGGTCATAATCGTTGGTAACCAGCTCTTTTTGCTGATTATACCATTCTTCCGCGTCTTTCTCCCATGCTGCCGTCGTACCGAGCGCCGCCTGCCCTTTGCGCGTCAGATAATCGCTGTTTACCTTCTCGCGCCGCAGTTTATCAAAAGAGTTTTCAAACTGCATACCCTTGTTGACGGCGTCTTTCTGCTTCTGCCGGTCAATTTCGACCAAAGCCTTGTCTGCCACGTTTGCCATAACGGCACCGGTGCGCTGCAAAGCTCTGCCTGCGCCGGCGCCGAAAGCCTCGGCACTGGCAAACGGTGTCGGCAGTTTGGAACGGACAACGATTTTATCGAAACGCGTTTCAACCATTTTCTTTTTTACTCCATAAAAAAAACCCTGCTAAAAAGCAGGGTTTCATTCATTAAATTTTATTTATTCGTTTTCCAACATTTTCTCAAACAACGGCAGATCTTCCCATTCGTCCGGAAATCCCATTTTTTCATAGTTTATAAGATTTGTTCTACTGTTGTACTTATCAATTAACTTTTTTACTAGAGAACTGTATTTACTGTAAGGCGTTATAATACTGAGTAAAAAAGAAATCGTATAAAAAGCAGGAAAAAAGTGATTATCATTAACATTTGGTATTTTATGAAACTTATAATTATATCTATATGTTTCGCGTAAAGTTGTTTCTAATTTAATATTTGGCACAACAATACCTAAAGAACGATCCCACAATCTTTTGTAATGAGCACATATGTTTCGGATATAAGATAAGGCCTGTAAAACACTCTCCAAATATCGGCTGTTTAATTTCAGTTTTGCGGCAATCTCTCTTTGATCTTTAACTGGTAATGCAGAATAGAGTCTGGCAATACTTCCAAAAGTCAAAAATTGAGCAATCATCCAGAATGGGGGAAATTTATTATTATATTTGTTGTAAAAATTTTTTAATGTCGAATCAGTGAAGCGATTATCAACAATAATTTTAGCAATTTCTGCACGAAATGAAGCATAGTCAATAACCAATCTTTTATCTTTACTTTTATTCGTTTTATATATTGATTTTATATATTGGGAATCGCCATACCAAAAAGCTCCATAATTGATACACATATGATTACAAATTTGCGACATTACACAAATTTCAATTTTTTCCAGTGCATCTAAACATAGTGAGCGTAGTTTTGTGTCAAAACGATAAATGTCAATTATATTTTGAAAAGTTACAGGCACTACAAATTTATCTGCATTACCATCTTCTTTTTTTAACCATTTATTTTGAAATTTAAACCAATAACCAGAAATTTTATAATAATTAACCAATGACAAAAATTCCACAGCCTCTTCCTTTTGAGACTCTGTTATTTTCATATTTCTTTCAATTAATAAATCTATCAAATCTTTTGCATTTTTAGCTTCTTTAGCAAAATTTCCAACAGAGAATTCACTTTCCGGTACTGTATTTAATTCTTCAATATCCATAAGTCTTTGTAATCCCTAATATAAGAAATGCTCCCCATATTCGCTGTACACACGAAGTGTCTTTAGCGGGGGAGCTTGTTGATTTGTTATATAACAATTTTTATCTTCAAAGTCAATATATTTTATTAATAATTTTAATATTTAATTACATCCGGCAGTCATTGCCTTCATAATGCCAAGAAACAACTTTACCTTTTTCTATTGCAAAGCTAGTTTTGCAAAAGCGGGCGACAAAACTGCCGCTGAATGGCGTTCCCAGATTGTTACCGTCAGGCATATAAACATTTCTTGCAGAATTATAAATTAAATATTTTACATTTACCCCTTCAATTTCTCTATTATACGTTCCGTCTGGGATGCCCCAGCTATCTACTAAAGCATTTTCTGACTGCCCAACCCAAGAGGCTAACATATTTTCATAGCCCGCATTTGTTGCGCAAGATGCGGCAAATAAAGCTATCAAGAATGAGTATATTATTTTCACGGTTGTTCTCCTTAATAATAAAGATACTATAAATATATCTTTTTAATAAAACAACTTAATATTTACCAATAATTAACATTCCGTGTTTTTCCATTTACAGACGTTCTGGCTGTTCCTCCACTACGCTCTGTTACCCCGCTGCCACTACCTCCACCGCCAAACCACCCCGAATTAGCCCCCATAAACAGCAAATTGCTGCTACCGCCGAGAATGGTGGAAATGACGTTGTTCTTGGCGGCCTTTTTCGCTTGCTTGGCCGCCATGTCATACAAGGTTGCCTGCGTATTATAGCCCCAAACTTCGCGATTTGTGTTGTCAATAATCGTCTGCCGGTCTTCTTCGCCAAACTCGGCCGTCTGCGTAAACATTTCCATCGGCGTTGCCGAACTCAAATCCACCCCGTTGGCGGCCATCATTGCCCGTTGCTGGCCGAGAAGCTGCTTATTCTTCCGCGCCGCCGAGACCTGCTCCTCCAACCCGCGGGCTTTGGCGTCTTCGGCCTGCTGACGCATAATCGCGGCATTGTATTGATTGGCTTTTGATTCGGCTCTGCCTTCCTGCTTTATCCCGTTTACCTGCATGATAGTCCCGGCTAAACCAAGAGTACCGGCGGCAATAGATAACGGATCACACATTTTCAACCTCCTTTTCTTTATAAAAGTGCAAAAAGCGGGCTTTTTCCGGCCCCCAGACAATTTCTTGGTGTTCAAACTCAAACCCCAGCCATTTCAGCCAGCGAATCGAAACCCTGTTTTCAGCCCAGACAAAATTCTCTACCCTCTCGGCTCTTTTCATCATGGCGGCCAGTTCCTGCCGGCAGAGTTCGCAAAAGGCCTTTGCATGCCGCTCAATATCATCGGTTCCGAGCAGCCAGCAGATGCCGCGGCCGTTCACATTATCCAGCGGAACCAGCCCGAGAATCGCGGCCGGCCGACCGTTAATCTCAATAACCCGGCAATAGACCGAATGACTGGCTCCTTTTGTCAGACATTCAAGAGGGTCATGATTTCCGGCCAAGCGGATTTCTTCGGCATCGACAGCGCGCATATTGGCCGCAATATATTCAATATCGCCCGCTTCGCATAATCTGAGTTTAACCGCCATGTGCCACCACCGCCGTTATGGCATTAATCGTTAACGGGGTCGGCGTGTCCGAGACAATCTCGATTTCGCCGGCGAAATTATAGCCGCCTTCCAAATCAATGCGGCGCGTCCCGCTGACAAAATCGTACCCTTCGCCATAATTCTGATAACTCATTGCCGGCCGGACGAACTGATTTTTATCGTCCACCTGCGCAATTTTAAAGCTGCCGGAGTTTTCAACCATTATCCGGGCGCCGCTGATTCGCTTATACTGTCCAAGTGAAGACGTGCCGTTGGAAAGCGGATAGTCAATGCTCAGACTGTGATACAGCGCGTCATAGAGTAAACCGACTTTGATATGCTTTCCGGGCGTCACAAAAGAGATTTTGCCGTTTTCAACGACTTTCTCGCCCTGATAGCCGCCGTCCACCATCACGCCGACGGTGGCACCTTCAAGATAATCAAGACCGGAAACCTCGCTGACCGCTTCTTCCAAGTCTGCCCGGGCAGCGCAGTCCATAAATAAATAATCGTCTTCTTTGTTCTCCGAATCCTGATTGATAACGAAACGCTCAAGAAACCGTTTCGGCGTCCCGTTAACATTACGCAGAACCACGGCATAAATGCTTTCCACCCCGTTTTCCTTAACCGAACAGATACTTTCGAACCACCCCTCGGTAATATAGCGGGTATAAGCGACCAGTTGCTGTTCTTTGATAAAAGTTAAGGCCACCGCACCGCCGTCGGCAAAGACAAACCAAATCAGGTTCGCCGATGAGCAGTAATCCCAGGCAACCAGTTGGCGGCCGTCAAACAGATGCGTCGCCAGAATGCTGATGTCTTCGCCGTCATAACCGTCACTGGTTAACGCATAGCCCAGCGTGCGCACATGGCCGTCGCTCATGAATAAAGCTTGATTGCCGATTATCAGCGGTTCAATGTTATCGCAGTGATAGACGTTCTGCTGCTTGATTTTCGGCCATTTGCCAGACAAAAAGCCGGTATCGCCGGGCATCACTTTCCAAACGCCGTTCACCGTGGTAATCAACAAATCGTTAAGCGAGATTAAATGATAAATAGTGTTGATTTGCTTGCCGGTCGCCCGAATCGAGAAAGCGTCATCGTCCTGCAGCGGGTTGGACATTGTGAAGTTGTTGTAAGTGCCGGCGCGGGACATTTCGATTAATTCGTAGTCCTCATAAGTCGCGGCCATCGCCATCCGCTGTTCATGGATACCGCAAACGGACGGATATTTGTTCGGTCCGTCAAACGGATTGCGCTTTATTGCCGGGGTAATGTTGAAGTCCGGCGCAACATTATCGTCACTCATGGAGATTGTCGCCGCGCCATCATCGTCAACAACCGTCGAAATCCAGCCATACATACCGGCCGACAGGCGATAGACATTATATTTTTTGCAGCCCTCAACTTTGTTCCACGTTAAAGTAATTTGCTTTGTCTGCGAAAGCTGGTCGCTTTTAATTTCAACCATGGCCGTCAGGCTTTCTTCGCCGGTTTCCTCGTTAATCGCCGACACTTTATATTTATAGGTCTGGCTGCTGCCGGAACCTTTGGCTGTTAATCCGGTCGGGGTCGGCGTCTTCGGCACAAAAGCCATGTCCTCAATCGTCCAATTGTCATGGTCGAAGCGTTTTAACATCTGCGGCAGATGGCTCGGATGGGTAATATAAACCACGTCGGCCGACTGCTCAAACTTCATTTGCCAAACTTCGTCAATATCAAAAGGAATATCAAGCTCAAAAATGCCGCCGTCTTCCTTAACGACAAAGCCGCCTTCAGAAATGACCCTCATTTTATGGTCGGAAAATTCCAAGGCATAGCCCTGATCTTCGCTGAATTGAAATCTTTTAAGCCGGGACGGCTTGCTCTGATTATAGGCTTCGCCGATGAAATACGACCCGGGGCGCTTGTTCAGGCCGCCTTCTTTCATAACGTAAAAATTAGCAATAACTTTGGCACCGCTGGCATATTTTTCCAAATTGACACGGGAATAGAGCCGCGGGCTGAGTTCGCCGGCATTAAAAGCGGACTGGGTAATGTTCAAATCAGACATTAAAAAATACTCCCGTCATAGCCGCGATAATTCTTAAACGGATTTTTGTCGTAAAATTTCATCTCTTCGCGCACATCGTCATTCTTAGCGACTGCTATCAATCCCTGATATTGCTGAAATTTGTTGTTGGCTTCGTTTTTGAGGTTTGGAATCGTTTCACAGATTTTGCTGGCTAACAGAAAAGTAACGGCCTCGGCGAATCCGGGCGACCACATATCTGTATTCATCTGCTTGAACGTATAAACAATGTTTGTTATCTTCCGGTTTGTCAGTATCAGCCGGGAAGCGTTGTTGGCGGACAAAACAACCGTGCTGTTGCCGCTCAGTTCCAGCGGCTGGCCGTTTTCATCCAAATAGCGCGAAATATGCACCGAATCCTCAGGGATAACGTAAGCGTATTTATAGCCGTCGAACTTTTCGGCCGATAATGCCGGCTGCTTACGCTTACGGGCATAAAAAGCCAGAGCCGCACAGACAACCGCGTCATAATAAAGGCGGCATTTCTTGGCCCGCGGCTCATTGCCGGCAATGTCCAAGACCTCGCCGTTGGCAATTAAACCCAGCGCCTGATTGCAAATTGTTGTTTTATCCATTTTTCTAACCTAAAAAAAGGCGCCTGTTGCCAAGCGCCTTTTATTTGTTTTTATTTCTTAGCGGAAGACTTGGCCGCCGGTACCGGACTGTCATTTTTCTGACTTTCCGGATCCGGGGTTTCGTTTCCCTGCGGAACCTGAGCGCCGGCAGTTTCAACAAAGCTGTTCAGCTTTGCTTCTGATTCCGCCAGCTTGGTTTCAAGCGACTTAATCCGTTCGTCGAACTTGGACAGATGGTCGCCGACCAGCGCTTTGAACTCTTCCAGATTTTTAGCAGCGCTTTCTTCCGCCTCATCAATCAGTTTGACAACCTCATCGGCCGACAGTGAATCCGTGTCGGCAGCCTTAGCGGCGGGCGGCGTATCTCCGGTTTTTTTGAAAAAACTGTTCGGTTCAATGCCTTCCTCCAAAAGCTCGCCTTCCGCATAACGCTTGTTGTTAAAATAACAATCTTTGATGCACACATATCTGCTCATGGTTATTCCTCAACTCTTTCGCCAATCCATGCCGAGATTTTTCCGGCGGTCATTGCCGCCGTGCCGACCGTCGCGACGACCTTGACATAGCGTTTGAACTTAAACGGAAGCGGCTGACATACCATCAGCGTTCCGCCGGTTAATTTATCAACAGCCAAAGCCTCGCCGGCAACAGCGGTTGTAAAACTTGAATTGTCATCCGAATGCTGCAATTCAACCTTCAGGGTTGCCCCTTCGCCGGCAAAGGCTTCGGTAATGCGGACGTTGAAAAAGTTATACGGGTAACTTTTGCCGTAATCACTTTTCCCTTCGCCGAAATCAATGACTTCCGAGCTGGTGGCTCCGGTGGAGCGCGGTTCCATGTCGGAAAAGACCAATAATCCGTCTCTCATTTGTTTTGTTCCTCATGTTATGTTAAAAAATAAGGGCTGAACCAAGCCAGCCCTTGTTTATCCCTAGGCCTTGGCCGTAACCTGAGCTTCAGTGTCGAGAATGCCCTCGCACAGCCGCAGCGGATTGCCGGGGCGGAACTGGGTTACATAGTCGCCGAAGGCATCCTGCAGCTGAACCGTTGCCTTGTTCAGAGCCTCAATATCGAGGTAACTCAAGACCGTTGCGTTGCAGTAAATGAACGCGTTTTTACCCTGCTGCTTCATATTGTTCAGCGCCCGAATAATCAGCTTCGACAGGTTAATTTTCTCGGCTGCCGCGGCAGAGGTCGGAATATTGCAGATACGGGCAACGCGGCGTTCGTTTGTAATACCCAATCCCATGTGGCACTGGAAATGGCTGACCAGCGCCTGATAATCCAGTCCCTCATCATCCTTAACCGTCTGTTCGCCCAGATCATCGTGGATAATACCGGCGGTTTTGGAATTACGCGGATAAATGCCTTTGGCTTCGGCTTTGTCCCACTGCACAATATAAACAGAAGTCAGTGCGTCACCGGTGCCGCCGGCATCAATCACGCGTTTATCGTCAATCTTGCTGCAAATGGTTGCCAAACCATCAGTTTCATCCGGGTTCATTTTACTGTTGCCATAAAGAATCATATCGGCAACAGTCTGCGACATACCTTCAATAATACCTTTGGCCTCGTCCATGCGGAACTGCTGCGGGTTCGGCGCAATGCCACATTTTGCCTTGTCCACCTTGGAATAGGCTTCAATCATGGCAATGTTGAAGGTAATCGGTTCGGTCTTGGTCGCAACGCGTCCAACGCCTTTATCAAACTGGCGCAGCTGTCCCTTCGGAACAAAGGTGCGCTTGGTGTCCTTATGGCTCGAACCGTTGTTCGCCTCAATACAGGGAATGTCGAGCAAAATCGCGTTCTCGCGCGACATAACCTCGGCGATTGTCGCCATATCGCCGTTCGGCGCGATACGGTTTGCCAGTTCGAGCAGGGACAACTGCTGAATGAGTTTATCAGCCATTGTTGGTTTCTCCTTACTTTATTACATGTTTTTGAAATGAAGCATCGGTTCGCCGAGTTCGTTCCGGTTCGATGCCTTTGCCGACCCTGTCGAGATAACCGCAGAGTCTTCGCTGATGGCTTTGCCTATTTGCAAGCAAAACCTTACAAAAGACGGATGGTTGCCCAGTCCGGCTTTGGTAATTTCTTTCAAGCCTTCGTCACCGAAGGTATCAATTGCCCGGTTGGCAATCGCGATATTTTCCGGCTTGCCGAGTTCTTTGTCGGCCAGCACCTCTTTTTTCCAAGCTTCGTGCTGCTCCTCCAGCGCCGTCTGCTGGGCTTCAAGAGTTCTCTTAACGAGCATGGAACCGGCGGCAACCAGCTTTTCGGCGTTTTCCTTGGAGCATTTAAGTTCTTTCAAGACCGGCGTAATCTCCGCCATAACCTCGGCATCGACCTGATAACCGTCCGGGGCCTTTACATCCGAATAGTCCGGCTCGGTCGGTTCATCTTCTTCCGGTTTGGTGTCGGCCGGCGGGGTTTTATCCGTTTCAGCCTTTGCGTCCGCTTTCGGCTCGGTCGGTTCCGTTGCCGGTTCATTCATAGAAGAAAACCCCAGAGTTTTTTCTCCGGGGTTTTCGTTAACTTCTGTTTTGCTGTCTGCCGGGGTGTCCGGCGCATCATTTGTCGTTGTCATCGTTTATTTCCTTTGCTATTTCATAAATTAAATTGGGGTTAACTTTTGTCAGGCAGTCTTCCAGCCAAAGACCGAAATTGCGTTCTCCTTCGCGAAACGCCATCAGCTGAGTGTTCGAATCGAAGACAGTTTGATGTATCCGGGCATGCTCCAACAATCCCCAGATAACAATGCGGCCGGCCTTGTCCTTGCTTATCTGCCGCAAACCGGCAATAAACTTTTCGCTTTTCACTGCATGCCTCCCATATTTGCCAGACTGCCCGGAGCAATTTCATTTAAGGTCTTTGCACCTTCAAGTGCCTGCTGCATCATTGCCTGCTGGTCGGCTTTTGCCTGTTCGGCCTGCTCCATCTTGTTGACCTCTTCGGTCGAACGGATGATTTTCGGATTAACCCCGCGTTTATCGACGTAATCGTCAATCAATTCATTGTAGTCCAGCTTGTTGATTGCCTTGGGATTATACTGTGCAACAGCACCAACAAACTGCACAAAATCCATCGAAGCAGAGAGTTCAACCGCTTTCTGGGCTTGAGCCAGCATCGAAACATACTCAATTTCTAAAGACTGCCCCTCCAGTTCCGGCGGCGGGGGCGGAATAGCCCCCAGCTTAAAGGCATTGTCATAAACGCGCATCAGGCAAGGAGATAAAAACTCGTTAATAATGTTCGTCAGCACCGGGCCAAGTTGCACCATTTGCTCACTGCTGATTTTATCGACTTCAGTCGCCGTCATCCGCTTATCAACGGACAAGATTGCGTTAAACAGGCGGTAAAACATTGATGTCCGAATGTTTTCCTTTGTATCCGCAATCGTCAAATTCAGATTGTTAAGGTCAAAATTGACATTAAAAGTCGGCGTTACCGACTGCGGCCCGGCACGCTCGTCATATATATTTATGCCGCCGGGCAGTAAATCCGGCGCCGCGCCGTCTTCATACATTTTGGCCGGAACGTTCATCGGCGGCCGGGTTACCAAATCAACCCCCAAATGGCGGGTTTTATGCCACTTTTGCAGAGATTTTGTCAGTCCGAGGCCGTGCATCGCCGGAGATATGCCGTAGGTTTCGGTGCTGACGGTTTCCCACCGCGGCGCCAGAATCGGAAAACGGTCATAGCCGGATATGCGCAGAATTGATTCCGAAGCGCTATAATCCGGCAGGTAATATAGCGACAAATAAGGCTTGTTCTTGTTGTCCATCTTGCCGCGGTTCAGCATAAAATTCGGCAAAATCGCATGAATAACATTGTATTCATTGGCAACCCGCCCGTTGCGATAATCGTTCTGCAGCGTTGTCGGCAGATTTTCCAAACCGAAAGCGGCCGCCAGCTGATGAATTGTCATGCTGAAACGGCGAAAACAGGTGTCAACTGCCAGTTCATTGTTGGTTGCCAGCATATATTCGCCGACGGTAAAAGCATAAAAGCGCGATATTGTCGCCGGACTTTCTTCATGCAACAGGCAGGGCTGGCCGAAGAGTCCCATTTCCTTGTAAACCGTCGGCGTCAGCTTGTAAAAATTTGACTTGTTGAGAATCGTCAAAATGATGTTCTCAACATCGTACAGCCAAGTTTTAACTGGTTTCCAATTCAGCAGATCCGTATCGGCCAGCGAGAACTTGAACCAGCGCGTGGTCGGATTGGTTAACCCGGATTGCAGCCCTGCGGCCAGAGTATCGGCGCAGTCATTCAGAACATTATCAATCACATCGTCCGAGCGGCGCAGAAACTCTTTATTTTTTTCGTTTTCAAATTTTCCGCGGAAAGAACGGGACAGCTCGGCAATACGTTTCCAAGACGGCTCCCATTCCTTATATTCCTTTTCGAGCGACGCATTAATGCGGTTCAGCTGCTGCCGGATTTCCAATTTATCCATAATCTCAAGCCCCCAGCAGCGTTTTCTTGGTGGTGTTTGCGCGGTCGGTCAAACCGGAAGACCCGGTCAAAATCGTTGAACGGCGGCCGAGCATATTTGCCGCCTTTTTCTTGGACTCTTCCCGGGCCTGAACCGCAGCCTCGTCAGCTTCGCTTTGCTTTGCCGAAGACTGCTGCTGCGGCGAAACGACCGTTTTTCCTTCCATATTCGGCTTGTTGCTGAACATATTGCCGACCTTTTTGCCGACACCAAACAGCTCGGACGTGCCAAACGATGCAGATGCCAGCGCAAGGCGGGCAATGCTGCCGAAAATATCTCCTCCACACATGTTAAATACTCCAATCATAAGTTTTGCGTTTAAAACTGGAAGAGCCTCCCACATGGGAAGCTCTTTTGCGAACCGGGCAATAAAAAGACATTGCCAGACAGTCGCTGTCATCAGGCGACGGCAGCCCCGTCGCCTTCATATCCTCTTTGCTCATCAACTGCATTTTCTGACCGTTGAAAAAGTATTGAATAGCGGTTAAATCTTCTTTTAAGCCGGCGTCATCGTCAATCGCGCCGCCGTTTACCAGCCAGTCCAGCAAAGCGTCATACATTTCCGCCCGCTTGTTGACATAACGGTCCGGCTGATCCAGCGATTTTTTAGTTTCGCCGAAATTAACTTCGATAACCTGATACTTCCATGCCCTCAAATTATCGACTACGCCGCCGCCAACACCGCCGCCGTCGATAAAGACGCCGTCCGGTTTATAATAATCAATCATCTTTGCAACCTCACGCGCCAGCGTATGATTATCCATCTTCTGATAACGCTTAATCGGAAAGGAACGGGCGTCGCGCCCCTGTCGGAAGCGGATAACGCTCTCGTCGTCGCCGTATCGGGCTACGTCAATCATCATCAAAAGCGGCGCCGACTTGTCTTCATAAACTTGGCGCTGTTGGGCTTCCAACACCACATTAAGCGGAATCAGCTGATTTGAGGCTTGGCTGGGGAAAACGCCGCGCACACGCACCTTGATAAAGTCAGAATCCTCACCGTATTGTTCAACCCATTTGGCAATTTGCGCTTTGTTGGTAAAGCTGACGGTGCGGCTGTCAATCTGCCGCGTGTCCCAATAATCCCGGTTTTTATGGAAGCAGTCGTAAAAACAGCCGGTATTTTGGGTCGGGTTGCCGAATGCCAGCCACAAGATCTGCGTGCCGAGGTCGGTCATGGCGCCTTCGGTAACTTCCCAGATTTTGTCCCAAATCTGCGACGCTTCGTCAAAAATAACTATCAGCCGCTTGCCTTGGTTGTGCAGACCGGCGAAAGCGTCCGGGTTATTCTTGCTCCACGGAATCAGATCAACACGCCAAGACTGCTTATAACGCTCATCGGCCGAGAATATGCTGGTTGCGGTCATTTCAAACCAATGTTTGCAGATACAAAGGTTAAACCACTTCCGCACTTCCGGCCATGTTTTGGTCAAAAGCTGCTTTTCAGTGTTGGCGGTTACAATGCCGCGGGTTTCCGGGAAGGTGCACAAAGCCCACAGCACCAGCCACGCCACCAGTGCCGACTTGCCGATACCGTGGCCGGAGGCCAGCGCAAACTTGAGCGCTTCCTGAACCGTTAATAATTTATCCCTAATATCCTTTAATAATTGCACTTGCCATTCTTCGGGCCGTTTACCTTCAAGCGCCCCGGTTCCCCACGGGAAAGCAAGCATAACGAACGAATACGGGTCGTCTGAACATTCAGCCATGGCTTCCGCCAATTGTTCTTCAAATTCCGTATTCATAATTTATTCCTGTTTTTTGGCTGTTTTTGCGCCTTTCTTTTTAAGTAAAAACTTCTTGAGCCGCTCTGCCGTCGGTTCATCGCTGACAATCTTGGTCGTGCTTTCGGTCTTCCATCCGTCAAAACAGTTTTGCAGAATCCAGTCGGCCTTGTGGTCTTTGCTGAGGTTGCAACGGTCAATTCCGTAAACTTCGCAAATCTGCTTAATCCGGGTAACGGTGTATTCATATTCTTTCTTTTTGCCATATTCGCTTAGAGTTTGATAGGTAATGCCCATATAATCGCAAACGCCCTTAACGCTGATTGAGCCTTGCCCGTATATCTCTTTTCCGTCTTTTGTGTAGCCGATAACATCATGCTGTTTAGCGGTAAAATACTCCGTTGCCTTAGCTGCCATCTCTTCCACGCAGTTAAATGAAGGCGGCCGTCCGCCCAGCAGATGAAATTTGTCTTCAAATACCGGCGGCAAAACTTTTGCGGCCGGTTTAGCCTTTTTCTTTGCTTCTGCCACCGCTTTTTCTTTTTTAGTTCCCATATCAGCACCATTAAAGAATTATCAATTTGCCGTTCAATCCGGATTTTTTGATTGCATCGGTATTATCGGCATTGTAAGCAACCAAACAGCTCGGCGCATTTGCACAATCTCCCTGCGCTCCGTCAGGATAATGAAACTTCAAACGGCCGAGAAAAAAGAAGACAGAGTGAGCTTTTCTCCAAACCTCGGAATGGAAGCCCTTTGTTTCAGTCCGGGCAAATATCAGCGCAATACCGTTTTTGTGCTCAGCCAACCGTTTAAGCCAGTCAAAAGTCTGCCGACCATACGGCGGATTACACCAAACACGGCCGAACCATTTTTGAGAAAGGCCGTCCTGCTCCTTGCAGTAATGGACTTTTGCCATATCCCAAGGCCGGAATTCCGGCGCACAAGGATCCAAATCAAAACCTCCCAGCGCCTCCAATATGTAAGGCGGTGTCAGCCACTCTTCCTTATTTTCCGTATTGGTGTTAAAAGTTTTCATTCTCTAAAAAAAAGCCGCCCCGAAAGGCGGCTTATAAAATGGGCGGATTTGTTATCGTACAATATCCGGAAAACGCGGCGGGTCAAATTTTTTGAAAAGACGGATAGGACGCCGATTTCGTCTTTTGAGTTGCGGGAGGAGGATTTGAACCTCCGACCTCTTGGTTATGAGCCAAGCGAGCTGCCAACTGCTCTATCCCACCATGAACCCCGGGGAGGCAGACCCCGGGGCAATGTCAGTCAACAAGAAAGAAGTCAGTCATGGCTTTTGCTTACATAGCTTTGCCAATCATAAATTTTTTATAACGCAAAAATAAAAAAATGTCCCATATCAGAGTGTGGCAAAGTGTGGCAGTTTAGACAAAATAAAAATCATCTGCGGACGGCGTCAAAAATTCTTTTCAGCAACCGCTCCGCCCAACGATAGATATATTTTCGGTCGGTTTGATTGGGACTGTACCGATAAGCCAGCACTTTTTTAGGCACACCGGACAAAAAATCACGCAGAAAAACATATTCGTTCGGCAGAATTAGCGGCGCCGACATCCAATGCTCGTCTATGTACCAAGCGTCAGAGATGTCTTCCCCGGTAATGCTTGGCCGCATATATTCAGTGTCTTCCGGGTTGACCGGCGGCACTGCGACCCGGTAGAAATTGGTTGTTTTGCAGCGCGGCCGCTGAATATCCGGCAGCCACTTCATAACTTCAAAATATCTTTCAAGCTCAACTTTAACGTCTTCCAGTGTTAAAATTTTTCTGATCATCTCTCAAAACCCCTTATTTATTGCCCTGTACACCGATTTTTTTGTTGTCCCGCCTCCGGCAAAAATTCATTTCGCGCGTATTATCGATTCAGAAAACCCCTTAAAATCAATGTTTTGCTCCAGAAATATTGGCATTTTTGCCGTTTTCCCGATCGACCATATAGGACACATCGCCTTGTCGATTGGCAAAATTCCGTCCCAGCTGGTCTTTCAGCCACCATTTATCATGGCGTTCGCCGCACAGCTTTTTCCGGCACCACATTTCAAAACCATGAATTAAAAATTTTCTTGCCCGGGAAAAGCACTCAAACCACGGGTCAAACAAATCAACCTCAAAATCATCGCCAATCCTAATCCAGGTGTCGCCGTAGATGGTTCGCCGCAGAGGTGCCGGCCGCACAATATCCTTGCCGAGCTTTGGCTCCCCTCGGGGGAGCTGCCCGCAGGGCTGAGGGGGATTAGGAACATCGTCCGAGTTCTGTTGTTCACGGTTTACTTGGTTCAATGTTCCAAAGTTCTTATGCTTCTTATGTTCCCCGTTCTTATGATTTCCTTTTACGACCGAGCCTGTGGCGAGGTTATGACCCGTTAAACCGCTTGACGGGTTATGCTTTTCATCGGCTGCCGAAGACTTATCCACAAAATCGGCACCGCCCTTATCATAATTCTTTTTAAAGTTCTTATGATTCATAAGTTCATAATTTCTGTATGCGTACGCATCATTTTGCGCCACGCCTTTTTCATCCTCATTTTGAGGCACATCACTAGACACGTCGCTAGACATTTTTTTGCATCCGTCAAACACATTGGCAGATGTCTTTTGACGCCTTTTTAGATTAACTCTTTCCAAGTTATCCACATACCGCGGCCGCTTAAAATTGCAGCGGCGATCTTCATCCTCACTTTGAGGCACATCGTCAGGTATGTCCTGACGCTTCTTCCGGTTAGCCGTATACCAACGCCGTTTTTGTTCGCGGCGTCGCTCTTCCTTTTTTTCTTTTTCCCACCGCTCTTTGGCTATCTTTGCCATTTGTTCACCGTTTACGATAAACTGGCGGTGTTTCTCATCAAGTTTATTTTTGACATTATCAAAATAAATTAAGACGGCTTCGGAATAGCCCGAGAAGTTAAATCCCTCTCCCGAACCGAATTCATCCCAATACTTCGCGTATTGAGCACATAGGAAAGTAAATTCGCCGAGCTTTTCATACCCGTAACGAGCGACAATCTTATCGACTGTTTCATGCACGTTAAGAAACATTTCGCGTTTTTGCGTCATATACTCTCCTCAAAACGGCTTTCTGCCGTTAAAAATGCAATTTTCGCCGCAACCACCGCCAAAACAGCCGCAATCCGGCCTTTTGCGCTTTGGGGCGAATAATGTCAATTTGGCAGAACATCCCGCCGTCTG